GTCGTATCGCAACTGCGGAGGTAAAAGCTTCGGAGCAGGCCGCAAAACGTGCAGATGATGACATCGCGCGTCAGGCGAAACTAGCGGAGGTTCTGCAGGCTGAAACTTACAAGCAGCAGATGGGGCAGCCGTTCCAGACTGGCGGCTCGAAGATTTCAGAAGCGCAAGCGAATGCCGATGCTCTTCTGGAGATCGCTCGCAACGAAGCAGCGCAAGAGGCCACGATAGCGCACGCGCTCGCCCAGCAAGAGATTCAATCTAAGACTGCGGCGATGCAAGCCTACCAAGCGGCCTACTCCGCAGGTGGAGCGGATGCTGACAAGTACAAAGAGAAGGCGCAAGAGATCGAGCGCCAGATTACTGAGATAGCCGATCAGGAAGCGACAAAGCGCACTCAGATATTGGACAAGGAATCCGAGCAAGAGGCGAAGATTCAGCAGGAACTCCTCCAGACCTACCTTCAAGTAAAGCAGCAGGAAGAGGCGGCGATCACAGGCTTCGTCACTTCGGCCACGTCCGACTTGAATAACTTCGCTGTGACCATCGCGACCACGGTAGGAGAAGTCAACGGGAAGATCTCGGAGACGCGCTACATCCAAGAGCAGTTCAATCGGATGTTTATTGAGATCGAGCGCCAGTTTTACCAGATGATCATGAAGATGATCGAGGACACGTCCGCTTTTAAGGCGATGGAGAACTCGGTCAAGGGCGTGTTCGATTCAGCGTTTAAGGCTGTCGGGTTGATTAAGGTTCCACCTCCGCAGCCAGCGGGGATTCCGGGGCTCGCTGGTGGAGTTCCGTTACAGGGTGGCCAGATTCCAGGCGCGGCCACTGGTACGGCGCAGCAGACGGCTGCGAATGGGGCGCTGACGGAGTTCACGACAGCGCTACACACAGCCTCTGCCGCCTTAGCGCAAAACCACTCGTCTATCCAGTCAGCGACGGATGCTACTCGTTCGGATACGTCAGCAACGCAGGCATCCACCGGGGCGACTCATGGAGACGTAAGCGCTACTCAATTATCCACGGGTGCCACTCATTCCGATGTAGCGGCAACGCAGTTGTCCACGGGCGCGACCCATACTGACGTAGTGGCAACTACGGTTTCGACTGGGAGTACAACTACGAACACGGCTGCGGTGAGCAGTAGCACGGCTGCGCACGCCTTCCATACGCCAGCAGTCCTAGTGGACGCTGGGGCGTTCATCTCGCATGAGGCGTCTGTTATTGCGGACACTATCGCGATGATCGCGCACAAGATCGCTTCCCTGTTTACTGGAGCGCAGACGGGCGGCCTCATCCAAGGGCCAGGCACGGGCACAAGCGACTCTATCCATATGGCCGTCTCGCATGGCGAGTACATCGTTAAGGCGGCGGCTGTGGCGCAGCCTGGAGTCCTGCCAATGCTCCACGCGATCAACACAGGCAGCGTGAGCGGAGGGAAACTGCAAGGCCCGAAGGCGGCCACTGGCGGACTTATGGACACCGCAGAGTATGACAATCGCGTAGCCGCAGCCATGGGCGGAGGCGGCGGAGACGAAGGCGGCGGCGGTTCTGGCGGTTCGCCGCAGTTCAACTCCGAGTCTGCGTTTCACTATCACGCTGGCCCTGTGAGCGCCCTCGATCAGGCTGGAGTTGGAGATGTTCTGAACCGCCATCGGGGAGAGCTTACTAAGATTTTCCACACCGCCGTGAAGCGCGGCCAGATAGACATCCGGCAACTCTTGAGGCGACATTGAGCGTAGGCTACCCGATCTTTCCAGGTTTCAAGCCGGGCAAGACATACACTGTCCCGCCTGCTCCTGTGCGCTCGCCAACTTGGTCGTTCAAGGAAAGTTACAAATTCCAAAACTTCCTCCAGCAAGCCGTCTCCGGCCGAACGACGGTAACGAAGTACTGGTCGAATCCACTCCGCCTCTTTGAATGGAAATACGGCTATATCAAGGACAATCCCATCGATCATAATTCCTTCTTCCCGGCAGCGATCCCGAGCACAGATTTTGACATGCTGAAAGGCTTCTTCATCGGAATGCAGGGAATGGGAAACGAGTTTGCTTACACGCCTCCAGGTTATCAGTCTGGGGGGACTTGGCCAGTCACGGCGGTTTCAGTCACGGGAAGCCTCGTGACATTCACGGCTACTGGTGCTGGGACTGCGCTCGCATCCAAGATCAACTATCCAGTCCTCGCATTGAATACGGCGATCGGCGCTCTCAATAACCAGTACATGTACGTCGTCTCCACGTCTGGAGCGAATACCGTCGTGTGCTCGTTCACTGGCGCTTCTGGATCAGGAGGGACTGCTGGCTGCATCACCGTTGGGAATGTTCTGGCCAGTCCTGACGCGAACGACAACGTCGAACTGACTTACACGACTGGATCGTATCCTAACTTGACAGGAACTTCTTACGCTGGCACCGTCGTTCCAGTGGTTGAGTCTGTTCAACTGATCGACCCGACAACGCTCGTAGTCTACGATGGCAACGGCCTGAACATCACGAGCGACATTTCTACGCTCGCACCTCCAAACAGTGTGACGCCGCCATCTGTTTACGCACCTTACGTTGGATATGTGATCGAATTTGGAACGTTCACGCCATCTGCTTTACCGCTAACTGCTACCTATAACATGTACTTTCTCTGCCGGTTTGCGGAGGATATGCAGGAGTGGGATAACTTCATGGCAGCATGTTGGTTGGGGACAATAAAATTTGGGCAGCAGAGAATCTGATGCGACGCATATACGATCCGCAAAATGGAAGCGACGTGACGGCGACTGTTCAATCCTTTCTGCAATCAGGCACGAAGTTGGTGTCGAGTTATCTCTATTCATTCAGTTGTGTTAATTTTTGGGACTCCAATCCTTACGGAAACTACGCATCGTTCTGCTTCACCGATGCAGAGGCTCCCTTGTTCCTGAAGTACGCGCAGTTGACTCCGAACGGAGCGAGCCAACTAGGATGCTGGGGCGGGAATCCTGCAACGCTCCATCCGACCGGCTTGACTTTCATTGCAGACAACATCTCGCATGACAAGCTGAGTTACGGAATCGGCTTTGAGGATAAGCCAGTCGAGATCACATGGGGACTGAACTCGGCGACGCGTCCGTACAGTGCTTTGATGTACAACACGGGATCAAGCGCTCAGTACTGGAGCGCGATTTCCGATGCGAGTTATCCGGTTGGACTGACGCTGAAGCAAGCGCTTGCAATGGGATTGTTCACGGAAGCGCCGTTCTGGATTCACTCGGCGATCTTCACCGACTTCCCGCGCCTCGGTGGGACGTTTCTCGGAACGGCCTTGATGTTCCGAGGCTTCATTCGCAAGACTGCAGCGACGGCCTCGCAAATGAAGATTTCGCTGGCGAGCTTGCTGGACGTGTTCCAGTCCGTGCAGATTCCGACGCAGACGATCACCCCGAACAATCGCACTCTTCCCTATATCCCGGTTGCAGTGTCGCCTTACGCGGACACCGGCTCCGACTACATAAGCCCGGTGTTCGTGAATCCGATCCAGTTGCAGATCACGACTTCGCAGGCGATCCCCGCCGGATACTTGCAAGATTGCTTCTTGTCATTCAACCCGCAGGGGTATGCAGGCTTCTCGATCTTCAAGTCTGGGTATCCGACGAGTCCAACATTTCGGATTCAGGGCAACACGGCAGGCCCAGGCACGATCCAGATTTATTTCTACGAGCCTTATGTGTATCCGCAGACAGCGAGCGGGTTCAATTTATATCAGCAACAGACTACCGCCGGTGGGCCGATAGCTGGATTCCTCTACCTTCCTCCACCAGAATTTTCAGCTTAACGGAAAGGGAACTTCGATGGACGTGCAAGGGAAAGTAATCGAGAGCATCACGAAAATTCTCAAAGACCGCGGCGAAATAAAAGACAGCGAAACTGTAACTGTGGACCTGCGCCTCGACGAAATTGAATCGTTGATCCGCACGGAAGCGGTTATGGAAATCGAAGTGGCGTTCAATCTCGGCTACACACCTCAGCGGGAAATCGACAAGATGCGAACCGTTCAGGATGTCGTGAATTACGTGCAACGCGTTACGTGACCACAATGCCAGACTCCAGTGCCATTGCTTTAGAGCGCTCGGCAGTAGTCAAGGCGGCTGAATCTTGGATCGGGACAAACTTTGTCCACAACGCCGCCGTCAAGGGTGCTGGTTGCGATTGCAGTCATCTTGGGATGTCGTTCTCCGAAGCTCTCGGCGTCAAGATCACATGGCCGCAAATCTATATCTCCAGTCCACAGTGGTTCATGCACGCCGATCCTAAAACCGGTGAGTTCCATGAGATATACCTCGACGGTATGCTTGCGAACGGCTTCATAGAAATCTCTGATGGGAAACAGAACTTCAAGCCATACCGCGAAGACGGATGGATCGATGCACTAAAGGACGTTGGAGATATTGCGATCACGCGGCTCGGGCGACTGTTCGCACACGGAGCAATCATTGAGCGTTGGCCTCATGTGATCCAAGCAGAACCGCAAGTGTGCGGACGCGGCAAGGTGTGCAGAGCGACGGCCGAGGCAAACTACTTTCTGAGCGTTCGCGAGATGCGGTTTTTTTCTTGGAAGGGATGGCACTGATCTAGATGGGTATGTTCGGCAAGACTCAGTCTCAGATGACGCAGATTGTGAACAGTCTGCAAGTGCCAGACTCGTGTTACGGCCAATGCGTTCCTTACGCGTTCGGCCATCCGCGCCTCCCGCAAAAACTGATCTACTGGTCGAACCTTCAGAACCAAACCGCTGGCGGAAAGAAAGGCGGGAAGAGCGGAGCCGTCACATACACGGTCAATGCCGACATGCTATTCGGCTACGGCCCGTTCGAAGGCATTGCGGCGATCTGGCAGAACCAGTGCTGGTGGTATGTCAACTACAGCAGTCAGACATTTACTGGTTCTGGAAGCGGAACGTCGTTCACGTTTGCTGTCTCGAACAACTCCAGCACGCTCGTGATGATCATGGGCGTGCAGTACGTCACGTCCTACTCAGAGAGTTACAGCGATTATGGTGGCTTCGGGATCACGCGCAGTTTCACGCTGGCTGGCACAACGAACGTTCCGCTGTACAACAACGCCTTCCCTGCTCCGAACTTCGGCACATGGGCAAATGCGAACCAACCATACGCAACGTACAACGTGACGTATGGCAGCGACAGCGTGACGGTGCATTTCCCATCGTCGGTGACAGCGCCGACCGTGACCGTGTACTACTGCGAAGTCGGAGGAGAGGATCAGCCGCCGCAGGCGAATGGAGGAAAGAAGGGCGGCGGTGGAGTTCCAATCTCGCAGCCTGGGTTGACGTTCGAGCGAGAACTTGGCGTCGGGCCGTCCGGCAATCCGCAAACGTTCCCTGAGTTCTCCGGTTGCGGCGGTGCGAACATCCCACTTGGGAGTTCGCCAGAACTTCCTTTCCTGAACTTCGAAGTCAAGGCTCTCTTCAGTCTTGGCAACACAGCGCCAGCTTCGAGCTTCAATAATTCCACAGGCGGTTACACGGCAGCAACGACAAGCGGCGACTGCAATCCTGCCGACGTGATTCTCGACATCATTACTTCAGGAAACCGCGTCGACGTTCTTACGGGCGGCACGGCAATGATCTGGCAGCACGGCCTTGGCTTCACTGCTGCCGTTCCTGGGTCAACCGGAAATGCGAAGTATATGTACTCGCGCTACGGTTGCATCCTAGCCGATGAATCGACTTTATGGAGTGGAGGTTCAAACCTTGGCCTGAACGCCATTCGCAACTACTGCTTGGCGTACAACATCTTCATCTCCGGAACATTGGACTCGCAGACCAGTGCCACGGATTTCCTGAATCAGTTGTGTCGCGTTGCCAACTGCGCGGCTGTCTGGGATGGGGCGGCACTTAACTTTATTCCCTACTGCGAAGTGTCTACCTATGGCAACGGTGCGTCTTATGTTGCTCCAACGGCTTCTGGGCCGGTCTTATCACTTAGCACGCTGACTAGTAATCACTTTCTCCCGCAGCAAGACAAATCACCTGTCGAGTGGAATCGCGACCGCCCAAGTCCGAATTTCAATTCCTTGCAGATCGGGTTCCGCGATGCGACGCAGCAGTACAACTCCAACTACGTCATCATTGCCGATACTGCCGACATTGCCGTGCAAGGCGCGATGCCTGGGTCGCAGGAGAATCACGACTACATCACCAACTCGCAGACCGCCCAGAACATCGGATGGGCGCTGTTGCGTCGGCAAGTGACCGTGGATCGGCAGGATCACAAGTTCAGTCTCCCCGCTTATTTTGAGACGATGCTGACGCCGATGGACTTGATCAATCTTTACGATCCTGACCACAGTCCTTTTCCAGTTCCGGTACGAATCAAGACCATCGACATCAGTATGACGCTGGAAGGCAAGCGGCAGATGGAATTGACAGTCGAGCCGTTCATGTACGGCGCAAGCGTCCCGATTGCTCCGCCTTCGACTGGCGGCCCTGGCGGTGGGACCAATCCTGGCGGTGGCAACCAGCAGCCGGGAAACATCAATCCTCCGATCATCATCGAAACCGTTCCAGGACTGAACGTGGCTGGTCCGCAGATTTGGATTGGCGTTAGCGGCTCGGCTCCCGGTTATGGCGGCTGCGCGATCTGGCTGTCAACTGATGGTGGAGCGAGCTATGGCCCGAATCCGATTGGACTTGTGATCGGACGGCAGACGATGGGCGCATTGACTGCGACGTACCCGATTTCGCTGGTCAACCCAGACGCTTCGGACACGCTCGCGTTTAGTCTTGCCGAAAGCCTTGGGTCGATCACGGCAGTGAATGCTGCCGGTCAGGCGGCTTACAACTCGCTCTGTGTCTTGACCAATGAAAGCCCGGCCCGCATCTCGTATCTGAAGGACGGTCTTGTTTTCAAGATGAACCTGCCGCAGGAGTACATCGGCGCGACGCTGTACTTCAAGTTCACGGCATTCAATCAGACTGGAGGACAGCAGCAACAGCTTTCTTCAGTCAGTCCCTACACGTTCACTCCGACCGGGCTTGTGGGATGGACCTACGCTCCCGGCGCCACGTCCCCGACACCGAATCCGTACGCCGGCGCGTTGGAGATGGTGACTACAGGAACGTACCCAACAGCCGGAGCAGTGATCGCGTCCTATACGTTCTCCGCGTCCACGTTCCTTCCACAAAATCTTGTCTACTCTATAGGCTTCTGCACGGCGGCTCCGACTGGCTCTGTGTCGGTGCCGATTGTTCGTGTTGTTGGCGGAACGCCTACGACTGTTGGCAGTATCAATTTCGCGGCAGGTGCAACGACGCCGACGTTCACGTTTTCTTCCGGCGTCGTGTTCAGCTCTGGCGATATGATCGAAGTCGAGGCTCCCACTCCAGTCGATGCAACATTTGCTGGAGCGAACATCACGTTCTGGACGGTACCGACTACCTAAAAGGGGATCTAATGCCGAGTATCGTTCAATACAATGCTGGCGGCTATAACAGCGGCTCGGCGGGGGTGTTAACTTCTTCGAGCGGGACTCCGCACTTCTCAAGCAACACAACGGAAGGGAGTTTGCTGCTGTGCGTCTGTGTGGCCGGTTGCTACAACAATTCTGTTCCAGTGATTACTGCTCCGACAGGTGGCTCTTGGGACTTGATTGGCGAGATCGCGTCTCCATTTGTCGGGGGGTATTTGTCGAACATCGCCGTGTATGCTATCTCGAATGCCCCCTCCATTCCGTCCAGTACGACGATTGAATTTACGGCTACATTTTCAGGAGACAATAACGGCGTAGAGAATTGGCTGTTCGAGATCGGAAGTCTTACAGGGACGTTAGACACATACGAGACTGGTTCAGGAGAATACACTGGTTCAGACCAGCCATCGACTCCCAATCTTGACACAAGCGCAACAGATTTTATTTTCGTTGTCTCATGGAGTACGGAGTGTCCAGTAGGATCTGGCTATACGTTGTTCTCTGGACTTACTCTGAATGCGCAGTACATCCTAAGCCAACCGTCTGGGAGTGTCCCAACATCGTTTGGCAACCCCAGCCATGGCATCGATTACTTCTATTGGAACTGCGTGGCGTGCGCCTTTAATGTCTTACCGCCGTCACTCAACTTCGTCCAGAATGGACCGCCACTTCAGATTCCATACGAACTGGTCGCATATCAGGGCGCAACGTTGACTGGCTCCTACGCCTACTCCGGGCCTCCGATCATTCGAGGGTTGTACCAAACACCCATCTTTACGCACACATAGTGGTTACGGTGACATAGGAAATGTTCCACTTCACGCCATTATTCGCGATAGTCGATGAAGGAGACAGGTCAATGTCGAGCACGCCGGAATCGCCGCAGCCTCAGGCAACCCACACCATTACCCAGACCACTACCGAGCAGGTAGCGAATGGTCCTTTACAGGACGGCGGAGTTCACATCGATCTGCGCTGGTCCCACCGAGCGGTTGCGGCGGCAGTCCTTATCGCCAGCCTGGCTGCCAGCTTCTTCACCTTCACCGCTACGCAATGGGGCGGGATCACGCGAGATACGCAGGCCGTGCATGATCGTCTCGATGCGCTGGAAAACTGGCAAAGACAGATGACCGCGATTGCCAGCCAGAATACCGAGGCCCGCATTCGGACCGAAGAAGAGCTTAGGCAGTTGCACGAGGGGCAGAC